ACCAGTGCATTAAAAATGTATGAACCCGTATCAACATAAGTTTCCGTTTCGTCAATATCTGATGCTAACTTAGTAAAGTCGTCACCAATCTCTTTTACAATATCCTTTAAGAAATCCATAATTATTTACCTTTATTCAAAAAATTTATTTTATGAGACCATAATTTAGCATAAAGTTCTGGTTTGGAGTACTTTAACATCTCTATTATAGTATCAAGTTCTTTATCAGTTATTGGAAGTTTTATCATGCAACCATTCCATATTCCTCTCTAAGAATCTTTTTATAAGGCAACCCCTGCTCTCGCAATTCTTTCACAAGTTTAAGTTTTTGATAAAGTGCAGTGTTGCCACCAAGAGTAAGAGCACTAATAATAGTATTCAGTTCTTCGTCATTAATAGGCAGATCCATCAAGCAAAAAATGATTCAAGGTTTACAGTTTTTTCTACAGACCAACCAATCGCATCAAGGATAATCTTGAGTGGCTCTAGAAATGCTTTCTCAAATTGTAGTTCATAGTCTATGTATTTGTCAAGGTTAAGTTCCTTTGGAAACTCTTGGATAAAAGAAATAATATTCTCGTGAATAATATTTGGTTTCTTCAGATAAATGAACTTAACCTTCTCCCCATTCTGAATGAGAGAATATTTGTTTGTTAGTTTGTTCTCTTTAATGTAATGATTAAACAGAAGTGCTCCACGAACGTGAATGGGTGTTCCTTTGATATAAATGTCAGATGAGGACTTATACTTTTGAACATCAGATGCTGAACGTGGAAATGAAATTTGTTCAGGAGGAAGTTTTCTAAACTCCTTACGGGCATTTTCAATAAAGTCAATCACTTCATCTTCAGTTCCACTCATCATTAACTTAAGAGCATCTTTAATCATCTTACGACAAGGAGCAGGAGTAGAAGATTTAACTGCTTCAATACCCATCATCTTAAGTTTAGGTTCTTCATAGCGAACACCTTCACTGTCCCATACGTTGAGAATATAACGCTTCTTAGCAGTCCAGATTCCACGGTCAGCAATGTTCTCACGCTTCATCTGCATCTTCTGGTCATAAGCATTCACATAGGTCGCCAGTTCTTGGTAAGAACCTTCAATATACTTTTCAAGTTCCATAGAAGCGACCTTATCAAGGAACGAAACAATGCTTTCAGTAGTTTTCTCTCGCCCCTTGAATACAGTTTCAACCACAGGGCCCATATTAAGATAAATGGAATCAGTATCTGAAGCAATAACATAATCAAAATTTTCTGTCTTCAGTAGTTTGTTTAGATAAGTGTTCATTTTACCTTCAATCCATCGGATAGAAACTTGCCCACTCAAAGTGATTGCTTCTGCATTTGCAAGTTTGTAGTATCGGAAATACTGATTACCAATGGCACCATAAGCAGAGTTGAGAGAAATCTTTTTTGCCATCTGAATATTATTGCATCTGGCAATTTCTTTTACCAATTCATTATTCTTAGTTTTCTCATACTCTTTCTTTGCCTCAATCATCTTCTTTTTAAAGATAACACGGTCTTGATACATCTTTTCCATTAGTTCTGGAAGAAATCCACGAACGTCTTTGCGGAACATTGCACCATTGGCACATACAGCATAATCACTATACATCTCAAAACTAATTTGTTGATTGAGAATCTTATCCACAGTCACAGTTGGATGCCTTTCATCTACAAGAGTTTCTGGTGAGATATTGTACTGCATAATCAAGTGAGGATACAATGAGTTAAGGTCAAAGTTCACAACCCAATCATACTTTCCAGGAACTGGTTCCTTCACATATGCACCTGCATACTTTTCATCCTTCTGAGATTTACTCTTGGGAGGAATAACAATATTACGCTTTTTGAGATAGTTATAAATGATGTTGTCCCACATCCTTACTTGATAAAACACATCCGCATAGTTTACCTTTGCGTCATATGCCATAGTCAGAGCGAGTTCAATGAGTTTCATCTTATCTTCCAAACGGTCAACAAGTTCTACGTCAACAATGTTATATTCAATAAACTTTTGCCAACCTTGAGTATAAAAGTCCTTAAAAGTGTCAAACTCAGAGTGGTCTAGTTTCTTCTGTCCAAGTTCTACCTCAGCAATATAATCCAGACGGTATGACTCCTGAGCTTTATAAGTAAACTTCTTATAAAGGTCGAGATAGTCCAGTTGAGTTAGACCACCAACATCAAATGTTGTATGCTTTCTACCTTTGATGAATTGCTCACCTTCAGTAACCAATCCCCAGTTAGAGAAACGCTTCATCAGTTTCTCACCAAGAACACGATTGAGGCGCTTGCAGATGTATGGAATATCATACAACTGAATGTTCCAACCAGTCACAACATCAGGCACATCAACCATCCAGTAGTTAATAAAATGATTGAGAAGTTCATACTCACTTGGACAGTAATGATAGGTAACATTACTTTGCTTATTATTAAATGGTTTAACTCCCCAAGTAACAATCTCTTTAGTTGTGTAGTCCTGAATAGTAATTGCAAGGATTTCTTCCGAACAAGATTCAACGTCCGGGAATCCCTGTTCAGAAGCAACCTCAATATCTAAAGTTACAAGTTTTATTTTGCTAATGTCAAACTTGATTTCATCCTCTGGATACTTTTCTGAAATATATTGATAGATATATCGATCGTTTCCAAAAATTTCAAATCCATCAATATCATCATACTTTTTGTAGAACTCACGACAATCCCGAACTGTTCCAGGATTAATCGGTTCTACTGCTTCACCACTTAATGTTCTATACTTGGAATCTTTTTTAGATTTTACAAAGAGAGTTGGAAAGAACTCATCTCTCGTCTCAAATCTTTTACCATTTTCTACTCCACGAACCAAAAACTGATTTCCAATCAACTGAACATTAGTATAAAAGCGTTGTGTCATTCTTTAATCAAGTCCTCATATTTTTCAAGTAGTGTTGGAGTTGGATCAACTAATGTAAGAATCTTATCCGAACTCATCATAACATTATTTTGTTTAGTGTATCCACAAAGAAAAGGTTCAATCGTTTGATCAGATTTTACCACAAATGGATCAATTAATTTACAATCTGGTTCTCCAATATCCGCTCCAACTTCTTCTATCTCAGAGATTAAAATTTGATTATTAATTAGCAACAATACTTTGATTAGTTTTTTCATTGTTTAAGATGTCCTCCTCATACATTTTTAGCAATTGATCAATAGGATCAACAAGTGTAATAACCCAGTCTAAAGATACTGGAATCTTTGTGTCTTTTGTCAGAATAATCCAAGGTGTCAATCTGATTTTTACAGAATCAGTTTTTTCCTTATCAGTATCTTATTCTTTAACCCTCATTTTAATACTACAAGGTTTGTTAAAGATATAACCAACTACTTTTTGATTTGGTTCTTTACCAACAACCATTTCTTGAACGTCTGCTATTATATCTTCACCAGATTTCAAAAGTGCAAGTTTTACAGTCATAATACTCCCTTTCCTGTAAGTACTATAGCAAGAAAAATGGGAGGTGTCAACTGGATTTTGCCAGTTACCTCCCTGCGCCGACGATATTCAGATGTATTTATAGGTAATCTTTGCGTTTGTGATGATCAGGAACAATCTTTCTCAGGTTGACAGAGAGGAGTCCGTCTTCAAAGGATACATCTGCGACTTCTGTATCATCTGCAAGTGTCCATGCTCTCGTGAAAGATCGTTGAGCCAATCCCTTATGGACATATTTGGAATCAGATTCTTTATCTTCTTTTTGTCCTTCGATGAAAAGTTTCCCATCTTGTGTATATACATAAACTTCTTTCTTTTTAAATCCAGCAAGTGCAAGTTCAAGTCTTGACTCTACATTACTAACTTGAACTAGGTTATATGGGGGATAGTTAGAAGTTGTTTCATGAAGGTGAAATAGACGATCAAAGTATTCATCCATACCAATACTATTGCGCGTAATCTTATCCAATAGAGTAGGAAGATCCGCAGCAGTATAACGTGCAAGGTTAGTCATTATTGTAGCTCCTTTTAAAGCGAGTTTGTATTTTGTGGACCCTTACGGCATCCAGTACTAATTATACAACAAACATAAAAAAAGGGAGTGTTGAACTCCCTATAAAATCATTCGGTTTCTACTGCCTTTCCCTTTTTACCAATATTATACTTCTGCTCCAGAATCCAATCTCCTTTGTCTTTGTAAGCAAGAACTTTAATTTGATTAAGTGGAGCAATATCAGTTACACTGTCCTCCTTAACAACTGTAATAAGTCCCCAGTCAGCAAGAAGACGTACAATACGATTGCGCCGCTGAACATCATTCACAGTAAGATTTGCGTGTTTACCATCAAGGGCAAACAGTTCTTTAAAATGAACGATGAAGTATCTACCTTGCTTATGAAGAATGTGGCAAGATTGATAGAGTTTTTTCTCCTTTCTCGATGCAACTCCGATGCGTGTCAAAGTTTCACGAACTTTCAGAAAATCATCAGGTTCATTAAGAATTACTTCTACCATTTGGTCCTGAGACCATTCAACAGTAGGTTCTACCGTAGTAGTCATTTTGTTCCTCCAATATCAAGTCGTTTTTTGATGAAAGTAAGTTGTTCTTTTGTCAGGATTTTCAGTGCTTGTAATGCTTTTTCATTA